AGACTGGTGCTGTAAACCTTTCCGCGGCCACGCTAGACGGCGCCATTTCGGCCACAGATACAACCATCACGGTCAACAATGTGTATGCGTTGCCAACCACTGGGTTTATCAACATTGGTTCTGAGACCATTGGCTACCAGAATGTGGACAGCACTACTGGCCAACTGCTGAACTGCTTCCGCGGTCAGAACAACACCACGGCTGCCAGCCACGCTGATGCGGCTGCAATCTATGTGAACAACCTGACCACTGTAAACGTTTACCCAGCGCCCAACGCGCCAGGAAACCAGTACACCTTGGTCTACTACCGCATGCGCCGCATTCAGGACGCAGGCAACGGCGTGAACATTCAGGACATCCCATTCCGTTTGATCCCCTGTATGGTGGCTGGATTGGCTTTCTACCTGTCTCAGAAGATACCTGGTGCCGAGATGCGCATGCAGTGGCTCAAGGCTGAGTATGAACAGCAGTGGACCTTGGCGTCTCAAGAGGACCGCGACAAGGCGCCAGATCGCTACGTACCGCGGAACATGCTGTATGCCTAATAAATTTGCGTCTGGTAAGTATGCGATTGCTGAGTGCGATAGGTGCGCTCAGCGGTACATGCTCAAGCAGCTCAAAAGGCTGACGATCAAGACCAAGCAGGTGAACATCAAGGTTTGCCCTGAATGCTGGGAAGAGGATCAGCCGCAGCTGCAGATTGGTATGTATCCCGTGAACGACCCTCAGGCCGTTCGGGAGCCAAGACGGGATGTGAGCTACTATGTTTCTGGTAACAGTGGCTTGCAGACAAACAACTCTGGTGACACCACGACCGCTGGTTACGGATACCCAGAGACGGGTAGCAGGGTCTTCCAATGGGGCTGGAATCCTGTTGGCGGGGCAAGATTTTTTGATGTTGAATTAACACCAAATTATTTGAATCCTGTAGTGGAAATTGGTACAGTAACAGTGGTAACGACATAAGGAGTCGATGATGGACAAGAAAGACTTGAAACAAGACAAAAAGATGATTGCTGCAGCAGTGCACAAGCATGAAAAGTCTAAGCACAAAGGTGCGCCTTTGACCAAGCTGAAGAAGGGTGGCCCTACCGGCATGGATATGCGCAAAGTTGGCCGTAATATGGCCCGTGCAATGAACCAACGCGGAGGCTAATATGGCCAAATTCAGCATGAAAAAAGGCGGCAAAGAAGTGGGACCAGCTTCCACTTATGCTGAGCCACACACCATGACAGGCAAGACTGTTAGCGCTGGCATCAAAGAGAAATCTGGTGCGCAAGTGATGAACGAAATGAACATGGGTGTTGGCGTTCTCAGCAAGGGCAACTATGCTCCAGAGAAGACAAGCGGTATTAAAATCCGTGGCACCGGTGCAGCCACAAAAGGCGTGATGGCACGCGGACCAATGGGCTAACATGACCTACGACGAACTCTACGCTTCGATTCAGTCTTACACGGAAAACCAATTTCCTGAGACATATCTTGCTGATGGAAGTGCTGTGTCCACTGAGACGCAGATTAACACTTTCATCAAGCAGGCGGAACAGCGCATCTATAACACGATTCAGTTTCCATCGTTGCGTAAGAACGTTACGGGCGTTACGTCCGCAAGCAATAAATATCTCACCTGCCCAAGCGATTTTTTGGCTGTCTATTCTTTGGCAGTGATTGACGCCGTCGGCGTGTATGAGTATTTGTTGAACAAGGATGTGAACTTCATCCGTCAGTCTTACCCACAACCAACTGATACGGCCATTCCAAAGTACTATGCTTTGTTTGGCCCGGCCGTTTCTGGTACAACGGTCACAGATGAGTTGACATTCATACTTGGCCCAACACCCGACGCTGCATACAACGTTGAGCTGCACTATTACTACTACCCTGAGTCAATCACGGTAGCGGCTGACGGTCGTACATGGTTGGGCGACAACTTTGACAGCGTGTTGCTTTATGGTTCGTTGGTTGAGGCTTACACCTTCATGAAAGGTGAGACCGACATGGTTCAGCTGTACAACGCCAAGTATCAAGAAGCTCTTGCAATGGCTAAACGTTTGGGCGATGGTATGGAGCGTCAAGACGCATACCGCAGCGGCCAATACAGACAGGCGGTGACCTGATATGGCGATTCAACAGGGCGCTACAAACACATTCAAAGTCGGAATGCCGAGCGGTGATTTTGACTTTGGTACAGACACATTCAAGATTGCTCTATATACGGCAGCGGCATCTATTGGTCCAGACACTACTGCGTACACCACGGTTGGTGAGGTGGTGGCAACTGGTTACACGGCCGGCGGCGAAACGTTAACAGTCACTCAGACGCCAACAATTGGCAACCAGACTGGTAACGCCACGGTGTATATGTCTTTTGCTAATGCGACATGGACTTCGGCGCTGACCGCTCGCGGCGCGCTGATCTACAAATCCGGTAGCGGCAACCCAACAGTCTGCGTTCTTGACTTTGGATCTGACAAGATTTCAACCACAACTTTCACGGTGCAGTTCCCCGCTGCCACCAACACAGCAGCGATCATCCGCATTTCCTAATAGGAGCCTCACATGTTTAACGAAAAAGCCCAATCTGCTGACGGCGCAATCGCATCTTTTATTGCCAACACAGGCATGCAACAGACAACTCGCGCAGGCGGTGTTTTCCATGTTCAATGCTTGGACAAAGACGGTAACCTAAAGTGGGAAACCAAAGAGCACAACTTGGTCGTAAACCAAGGCTTGCAAAGCATGAACGCTCAGTATTTCAAAGGTAGCGGCTACACCGCAGCTTGGTATTTGGGTTTGGTTACAGGCCCAGCATCTGGCACTTCGTTTGCTGCCGCTGACACTTTGGCCTCTCACGCAGGGTGGACCGAGTACACCGACTACTCCGGCAACCGCAAGGCTGTAACGTTTGGTACTGCTACAACCGCAGACCCCTCAGTGATTGACAATACGGCTTCTGCTGCATCTTTCACTATTTCAGGTTCTGGTGGTGTGATTGCTGGCGCGTTCTTGTGCTCTGTAGCAACCGGAACTTCTGGCGTTCTGTTCTCCGCCTCTGACTTCCAATCACCCGGTGATCGAACTGTTGTGTCAGGCGACACATTGAACGTAACTTACACCTTCAGTCTTGATGCGGCTTAATGGGGCCACAGCGTGCTTGGAAACTACTCCATCTGTGAAGCCCCATTAGCGGCTTTTCCTGAGTTTGCGTATGCAGCCTTGGTTGCAGAAGGAGCGGCAGTTTCTGAAAGCACGTTTGTTGCTTCATCGGGGTTTAGTGGGCAAGTAGCAAATACAGCTACGGTGTCCGAAACAGTATCGGCAACAACTGTGTTTGTATCGGCAACATCTGATACAGCCACAGGGACGGATTCAACTGCTTCGTTGGTTGATTTTGCTGCGGTGGTTTCTGAAACAGCCGTCAACATAGATTCAGTATCTGTTGCCGCAAGCACATTCTCTGCTGCTGTAACTGACACTGCTTCTGCGTCCGATCAAGCTGTAGCTTATGCCGTGTTCATCGCTGCCGCTACTGGTAACGCTGTAGGTGCAGACCAAGTTCTTTCACGTTTCCTATGGGAAATTATTGATGATAGCCAAACCCCAAATTGGCAAAATATTGATGATAGCCAAGCCGCAAATTGGCAAAACATTAGCACAAGTTAAGGATTCAAAATGGCCATCGTATTAAAGGACCGTGTAAAAGAAACTACCACCACAACCGGTACAGGTACGCTTACGTTGAGTGGCGCAGTGGCCGGGTATCAGTCGTTTGCTGCTATTGGTAGCGGTAGTCAAACGTACTACACCATTGTTGACAATGAAAACGATACGTGGGAAGTTGGTATTGGCACCTATACATCTGGTGGCTCTCGCACTCTGACACGCACGACTATCCTCTCATCAAGTAACTCTGGTTCAGCGGTCAACTTTGCTGCGGGCACAAAAGATGTGTTTGTCACATACCCCGCAGAGAAGGCCATTTATGAAGAGGCCAACGGTAACGTACTGATTGATGGCGGTCCCATCACAGTGCTTGGCAACAACGTCACTTCCTATACAACTTTCTCCGCTGCCCTTGGAGAGTTGTACGCGAACGTCAACTCTTTTGCGCAGTTCTACGCTCAAAACTTGAGTGACGGCGCAGAGGCTTCATCCGACTTCGTTGCCTACAACGATCTTGGTGATGGCACGTTTAACTTTGTTGACGTCGGTATCAACAGCTCGAACTACAGCTCTGCCACATACCCCATTTTTACTCCCGGCTCTGCCTACGCGTTTAACGACGGCGGAGAAATGTTTGTCGGTAGTGCTACTGACGATTTGGTGTTGTTTGCTGGCGGTGTTGACCCAACTGATGAGGCTGCGCGTATTGACAAGACGACAAAGGTGCTTACAACCGTTTC